AGAAGAAGCCATAGTTAATGGTTTAACTAATGGTTTAACAACTGTTTTTGTAGATAATCCAGATTTAATGGGGTATCTTAAAAATAAAATTTTGGAGGAATAAATGCCAGAAGAAGTAATGAAAAAATACAAACAAGGCGAGCTTCCTGCTGATTATTCAAAAGATACACCAGTAGGACAAAAACTTGACATGACTATTCATGCCAATGATGAAACAAGACCAAGTGATTTTCCTAAAAAGGGAAAGAAAAATACATTTGATACTGCTGTTTTTAAAATGGCAGATGAAAGAGATTACTAGGAGGAGAAATGGAAACATCAATTAAAATGAAAAAATACATGCAAGGTGAATTTTCTGAAGTGCCAGATGGGCCACCATCAAAAGAAAAAGCTCAAGCAGGAATATTAAAAAAATATTCTCAAGGGGAATTTTCTAATGTGCCAGATACACCACCTGCAAAAGAAAAACCAGATGGAAGCATTTTAAAAAGATATTCGCAAGGTGAATTTTCGGACGCAAAAGAAAATTAAAAAATGGCAGATAAAAAATCAGCCAATATTTTATCTTTAGCAGATACTGATGATAGTAAAAAACAAGACTATGAAGTTTCTGGTCTTGCAGGACTTATTAAAGGTAAGTTTACAGAGGCAGAAGATGCTCGTCAATTTGATGAAGAGCGTTGGTTAAGAGCCTATCGTAACTATAGAGGTGTCTATGGTAGTGATATGGCTTTTACTGAAAGTGAAAAATCAAAAGTATTTGTTAAAATAACAAAGACTAAAGTTCTTGCGGCATATGGGCAACTAATAGAAGTTTTATTTTCTAGTGGAAAATTTCCAGTAGGAGTAGAACCTACGCCTATACCAGAAGGTATAGTGGAGTATGCACATGTATCTAAATTTAAAAAACAAGAGGAGCAACCTCAAAGTCCATATGGTTATCCAGGAGATGGTAATGAATTAAAACCTGGTGCAACAAGTATACTTGGTGGTTTAAAAGATAAGTATCAAGGTATGGGTTTTGTTGCAGGTGAGGCAAAAGATGGCAAATCAGAACCACAAATTAGTCCTGCTGAAGAAGCATCGGCTAATATGGAAAAACTTATTCATGACCAATTAGAAGAAGCAAGTGCTGTAAATGTTTTACGGCATGCATTATTTGAATCTGCACTTTTAGGAACAGGGGTTATTAAAGGGCCTTTTACTTATGAACAAACAAGTCATAATTGGGAAAAAGACCCTGTAACAGGACAGAATAATTACTCTCCAAAAACTAAATTAGTTCCAAGAATAGAATCTGTATCTTGTTGGGATTTTTATCCAGACCCAGATGCTGTCACTATTGATGATGCTGAGTATGTAATACAAAGACATGTATATACACGTTCTCAAATACGTGATTTAATAAATAGACCCTACTTTAGAAAAGAAGCTATTCGTAGTGCTTTAAATATGGGGCCTAACTATGAAGCTCGTGGATATGAATCATCTTTAAAAGATAGAGAAAGCACTAGTGAGTACGATAAAAACAGATACGAAATACTAGAGTTTTGGGGAACACTGGATACTGACCTTGCTATGGAAGCAGGTTTAGAATTAGATGATGGTGACATGGATGATATGGATGAAGTCCAAGTTAATTGTTGGGTATGTAATGGTGAAGTAATTAGATTAGTATTAAATCCATTTACTCCTACAAGACTACCATATTTAATTTGCCCATATGAAATAAATCCATATCAATTTTTTGGTATTGGTATACCAGAAAATATGGATGATGCACAAACAATTATGAATGGTCATGCAAGAATGGCTATTGACAATTTAGCATTAGCAGGTAATTTAGTATTTGATGTAGATGAAACTATGTTAGTGCCAGGACAAGATATGAAAGTATTTCCTGGTAAAATATTTAGAAGACAAAGTGGTATGCCAGGACAAGCTATACACGGAGTTAAGTTTCCTAATACAGCAAATGAAAACTTAATGATGTTTGATAGATTTAGACAACTAGCAGATGAATCTACAGGTATTCCATCATACTCACATGGAACAACAGGAGTTCAGTCTACAACTAGAACAGCGGCAGGCATGTCAATGTTAATGGGTGCGGCGGCTCTTAGTATAAAAACAGTTATTAAAAATATTGATGATTACCTTTTACGACCTTTAGGTGAAACATTATTTGCATGGAATATGCAGTTTAATGAAGATACTCCAGAAATAAAAGGAGACTTACATATAAAGGCAAGAGGTACAACATCATTGATGCAAAAAGAAGTAAGGTCTCAAAGATTAATGACTTTTTTACAAGTTGCATCAAATCAGAATTTGGCTCCGTTTGTTAGATGGCATTCTATATTATCTGAAATTGCAAAGTCACTTGATATAGAACCAGAAAAATTAATAAACGACCCAGAGAAAGCGGCAATCTTTGCAAAAATAATGGGAATGGCAAATGGAAATCAACAAGATAAAAACAATAATCAACAGTCCTCAATGGCCAATGATGGAGGAGCTCCTACGGGAGCGGATGCAGACGACATTACAGGCGTTGGCGGTGGCAACATCGGAGTTGGAGGTGTACCGACTCCAGGGGAAGATAGCTTCTCTGCAGGAACTGATGAAGATGAGGGAGCAAATTAAACGTAAATGACAACATACTACAAAGGAAATAATATAGGTTTATCATTTGATGGCACAGGATGGTCATTTAATAATCAAGCACAAGATTTTATTGACACTGATACTTTTAGTAGTCAAGATGTTGATTTTCCATATTATGAACCACCTGCAGAAGAAGACGAAGAAGAAAGAGAGCCATGTCCAGAAGGATATGTTTATGATGAAGATTTAAGGCAATGTGTGCCAGACCCACGTTCTGGTAACCCTTATATGCCAGATAGTGAGCCTACTCAAGAAGTTATTCCTGGTACAGGTAGATTACTTCCTAATGTAGATAATAGGTTAGCACCTCAAGGTAGTGGTAGTATTTTTAATTATGCAACTACTGCAGAAACTAGAGCACGTATGAATGAACATATGCTTTTAATGGAAGGTATATCTCATGGTTGGTTAGAAAAAGCACCAGATGGAAATGGATATAGAAAAGTAGCATTTAATGAAGAACAAGGAGAGGGTCTTGGTTATGTAGGAACTGTTTTAAAATATGTAAATAGAAAATCATATGATGATTATTTTGAAATATTACAAAATGGTTATCAACCAAATACAGATAATTTTTGGTCTAGTTTTGTAAGTAAAGGTGGAACATATTCTTTAAAAGGGGGTATGAGATATCAACGACCACCTTCAAGTGAATTAGGCCCAGGAGAGTACTTTAACTATAGTCCAGAGTTTCAACAAAAAGTAGATAAAGCATTAGAATTAAGAAAAAATAATGTTAATGCTATTATTGATAGAGAGGGCAATGTTAACATTGATGCTGATGGTAAAGGCGGATATTACAGAGAAGATGGTAAATATGTAGATGAAAATGGTAGAGTAAATGCTAGAGGTAGTCTAGGTAATGCACTTAAACTGTTAAAGAATGCTAATGATATAGGAGGCTTACCTTCTAAATTAAAAGCAAGATTATTAAAAGGTATAAATACTAAATCATTAAGTCTTGGACAAAGAAACGCTTTAGCAGTAGCCGCAGGATTTGCAAATATTCAAGAGGCGGCAAATGCATTAAATGCTGTTCAAACTAAAATAGAAGAACAACAAGAACGTGATGAACCAGATACAACTACTGACGTATCAAAAGTTGGTGAAGATGTAGTAACATCTGTGGATGGAGATACATCAGATGATGGAGGCAGTGACCCAATACCAGATGCAAACATTGACCCAACTAGCCCAACGTATACACAAGAAAATTATGAACAAGCGGCAGGAATTAATACTGGAGGTTCTGGTAATGGAAGTTCAGATTCTGGCGGAGGAGGTATCTCTGTTAGTGATTATAATAACCAACAAGCCCAACAAGCATACGAATCAGCATATGGTAGTGCAGATTATAGGGATGATAAACCCGATGATGCGGGCGGAGTATAGGAGAAAAATATGGCAAATGGAATGATGGGAAATCCTATGGGAGCACAGCAATCTCCTATGGAACAACCAATGAATAATCAAGGAATGCAAATGGGAGGAGCAGATGATTCTGTTCTAGATATGCATTTAACACAAGATGTAAAACAAGCATTACAGGCAAAAGGTATTGATATATCTGCAGTAGCAGAAAGAGGCCCAAAAGAACCTGTAATAGTAATACCAGTTTCAATAATTTTACAAAGATATCCTTCAAATGCACCAGAAGAATCTATGAAGCAATTTGTAATGGATATGACAAAACAAGATTCTGCCCCGTCTCCGATGGCGGCAGAGGCACCTAGTCCAGATGGATTAGGAGCACCAACAATGGATAGGCCACCTATGACTGCATAGTTATAGCACCAAAACGACTCTAGGCCACCTGTTTCCAACAGCACCAATCAAGGAGGATAAAATGGAAGAAAATAAACAAGAAGAAATTCAAGAAGAAATTCAAGAATTTCAATCAGAGGCTTTTCTCGAGCCTTTACCTTATAAACGTAAAAATAATAAGGGAGAAACAGAGGATACAGCTACCGTTTCAGAGGACACTTCTTCAGAAGAAGAGGCCACTCCAAAGGAAGAACGCCCTGTTAACGCTGAAGAGAAAGTGTTTAAGAAACGTTATGACGACCTTAAACGACATTACGATTCTACTGTCAATAAGCATAAAGATGATGTTGAAAAACTAAAACGTCAATTAGAAGACAATGCTGACAAGATTAACTTGCCAAAGACAAAGGAAGAAGTAGATGCTTGGAAATCAAAATACCCAGATGTCTATGACATTATAGAAACTATAGCTTACACTAAAGCAGATGAAAAAGCTAAAAAAGTGGAGTCTAATCTTAAAGAATTAGAGAGCCAACAAATGGCCGTTCAAAGAGATAAGGCAGAAGTTGAATTAGCTAAAATTCATCCAGACTATAATGATATTAGAGCAGATGAAAATTTTCATGAATGGGTAGGAAAACAAGACTCTACAATTCAAGGTTGGTTGTATGAAAATACTACTAATGCTAAATTAGCGGCTAGAGCTATAGACTTATATAAAATGGATACAGGCTATGGTAAAAAACGACCTGCTAAATCAGTTGAGGCATCTAAATCTGTTACATCTACTAACAAACGTGAGGTAGATACTTCAAATAAAAAAATGTGGAAGGTTAGCGAGATAGCTAAACTTAAACCTCAACAATTTGCAAAGTATGAAAAAGACATTGATTTAGCTAGAAGAGAAGGTAGAATTGTTAATGGTTAATCTTTAACTGTCTATAGGAGGACAACATGGCAATATCAAAAGCGGCAGGTTATGATAACCTACCATCGGGTAATTTTTTACCTATTATTTATAGCCAAAAAGTCCAAAAGTTCTTTAGAACTGCATCAGTCGTAGAAGACATTACTAATACTGACTATGCGGGAGAGATTGACAATTTTGGAGATACAGTTAACATTATTAAAGAACCTGTAATCTCAGTAAGTTCTTACACAAGAGGAAGTTCAATTAACATCCAGAATTTGGCAGATGACCAAATTCAACTTATTGTAGACCAGGCTAATGCATTTGCATTTAAAGTTGACGATATCGAAGAAAGACAATCTCATATTAACTTTGAGTCTTTGGCTACTTCTTCTGGAGCATACGCTCTAAAAGATAAATATGACGAGAATGTCATTGCGGCAATGTTTGGCGGAGCAGGAACTACTATTGGTTCTGATGGCTCTGGAACTGATGT